CTTGGCGGACTGCAGGCGGCTGCGGGCGGCGCGGGCGGGCTGGCGGGCACCGGGTCGGGCACGGGCAGCAACAGCTACTGGATCGGGGCCGGGGCGAGCGGCTTTTCGGGCGGCAACGGCGGTAGCGCGGCGACCGTGCTTGGTTCGGGCAGTTCGGGCGGCTCAGGCGGCGGCGGCTCAGGTGGACCGAACGGCGTCGGCGCGGGTGGTGCGGTCAGCAGCGTCGGGGCCACGCCGACCGGCGGCGGGGGCGGGGGCGGTAGCGGCGGCGGTTCGGCCGGGTCCGCCAACAGCGGCAACAACGGCGGTAACGGCGGCAACAATTCAGGCGGCACCGGCCACGGCTCGGGCGGCGTGCTGGGCGCAGGCTCGGCGGGCAGCAACGGCGGGGGCGGCGGCGGCGGCGGCGGAAATCCTGCGGTCACGGCGTTCTCCGGTGGCGCCGGCGGCGCGGGCACGGAATTTGATGCCTCCCACGGTGCCGGCGGCGGCGGCGGCGGCGGCGCGGCCGGTAGTCCGATTCCCGCAGGGAACGGTGCTGGTGGCGGAAACTACGGTGCTGGTGGCGGAGGTGGCGGCGACAGCATTTCAGGCAATGGCACGGGCGGTTCTGGGGCTGGCGGCCTTATCGTGGTGACATATACTCCGGCAACGAGTACCTTGATGGGCGCGATTTCGATTTGATCGCGGGGGTTTGATGCCGTTCTCTAAGAGATCGCTTGAGGGCTACTTGCTGGTGGACCACCGTGGCACAGTCGGGGTGGACGGCGGCCGGGGCGCTCTGTTCGAGAGCGCGACCGTGACCTGCTCCCATTGCCAGCGTCAGGTGGTGCTCAATCCCAGCCGGACCAGGGATCGCGGCTACTGCCCGAAATGCGACCATTACGTTTGCGACGCCTGCGAGGCCATCCGGGTCGCCAGCGGCGGGGCGTGCAGGACTTTCAAGCAGATCATGGACGACCACGAAAAGGCCGTCCTGAAACAGGAGAGAATCCATGGCTAAGCGAGTCGTTTCCGTCACCACCTTGACGCCTACCGCGACGGCGGACACCACCAACCTGGTGGATGCGACCTACCCCTTTATTTTCCAGGGCGGTTCCTCGACGCAGCGCACCAACATCCTGGAGCTGTATTGCGGCGGGCAGGCCGGCGCCTCGACGCCGACATTCATGGTGCTCGGCCGCGATTCTCAGGTCGCCTCCGGCTCGAACTCAAACGGCGCGGGCCAGAACGATGCCGCGCTCGATGCCGCCACCGCCGCGCTGGCCGCTCCGGTTCTCACCGGCAACACCAACGCCACCAACAAGCCGCAGCGGTCCTCGACCTTGAAGCTGCTCAATCTGTCGTTCAACGCCTTTGGCGGCATCGTGCGCTGGGTGGCGGCTCCGGGCGAGGAAATCAGCATCGTCGGCAACTCGGCGTCGCTTGGTGAAATCTCGTTCAGCGCATTCACCGGCGGCACGGCTGGACTTGCTGGCTTCCACGGGATTTACGAGACGCTGTAAATGGCCGGCGCGCTGCCCATCAACCGTTCGGCTATGTCCACGACGACGACGGGGACGAGCACACTTACGCTCGGCTCCGCGCTCGGTGCGGTGGCGGCCAATGTCTGCTCGTATGAGAGCTTCGCATCGGGCGGCTTGGCGGACGGGCAGAAAGTCTCCTACCTCATTCTCGATTCGAACGGCGCGTGGGAAGTCGGCGTCGGCACCTACACCGCGTCCGGCACGACGATGACGCGTACCGTCACCAAGTCGTCGAACTCGAACTCCGCGATCAATTTGAGCGGCAGCGCCCAGGTGTTCGCTACGTTCCGCGCAGAGGATATTCCGGAGCCGCAGTTTTCCGCGTTCACCGCAAACGGCACGTTCACCACGCCGTCGAACTCCACCACCAATACCGTGTATCACTATCGCATGTTGGGCGGCGGCGGCGGCGGCGGCGGCGCTGGTTCGGTCACTAACGGAGTTGCCGGGGGTGGCGGGGCAGGTGCCTACGCGGAAGGAACATTCACGGGGGTTTCGCCCTCGACCGCGATCACCATCACAATTGGGGGCGGCGGCACGGCTGGAACCAGCGCAGGCGGGAACGGTGGAACTGGCGGTTCTTCCTCAATTGGCGCGCCGGTTTCCATCACCTGTGCGGGCGGCGTCGGTGGGGGGGGCGTAACGACAGAGGCCGCCGGCCAAGGCGGGGGCGGGGGCGCTGTTACTGGAAGCCCAAACGTGGTGTCATTGACTGGCGCGACCGGGTTCTCCGGTAAGTTTTCCTCGACGAGCAACACCGGCGGCGGAGGACAAGGCGCAGCAACCTACTTTGGGGGGGGCGGCGAAGGCGCAATAGGCGGAAGTCATGGTGCCGGTGTTGCTGGTATAAATTACGGAAGTGGCGGCGGTGGCGCTGGCCTTGGGTCATTTGCGGGCGGTGCGGGCCAAGGCGGAATCGTGATCATTAACTATGTGATCGCCATCTAGCGGGGCGAACCAATGTTTGGCCTTTCGGCTATCGCCTCAACCGCGATTGCGGCGGTGCCAGATGGATCGACAGCGCCGCCGTCGCCGTTTTATCAAACAAGCTGGCCCAATCCGCGCGGTTATATTCCGGCGTCCGACCTGCGTACATGGTTGCGCGCTGTCAATCTCAACTTGCTGTCGCAAGACAAATTTTTTGGCGCGGGCGGCCCAAATTATGACTATCCCAACCCGCGCGGCGCGGCGCGAGCGTCCGATCTCCGCACCTGGACCAATCCGCTCAATCTGAATCTGCTGTCGCAGGATCGGTTCTTCGGCGCGGGCGGTCCTAACTACGATTACCCGAACCCGCGTGCGCCCGCGCGTGCCTCGGACCTACGTACATGGATCAATCAGGTCGCGCTCGCTTCCAGGCCGCAGCCGCCGCCAGAAACTGTGGCGCTGCCGCAATACGACTGGCCGAATCCGCGCGGCTATCGTCAGCCCATCGAAAACAAGACGTGGCTGCATCCGATCAACCTGAACCTGCTCGGGCAGGATCATATTTTCTGGGCCGGTCCGCCCACCTATGACTACCCGAATCCGCGTCCATACCTGCGCTCGATCCAGCTCCGCACGTCGGTCAACAACCGCAACATCCGAAACAATTTCCCCGGCGTCGCGGGAAACCCGAATTACGACTGGCCGAACCCGCGCGGGCCGCGTCGCGCCATCGACTTGATAACGTGGACACAATCGCTCAAAATTATTCTGGGTCGCGTCGAGGCAGTTCCGACACTGTGCTTTACGACGGACTTTGCGCTCGCGACCTGTGCGACAGGCGTGCTGGCGGCCACCCTCTGCAACGCCAGCAGCAGCCCGAGTGGGCAAAACTGGAGCGGGCCGGGATACATGGCGATTTATGAGATCGACACATCAATCGAATTGCAGGGTGAATTCCGCGATTCGCTCAACAACATCTATGTGGACCCGACAGAGGTTCAGCTATGGGTCAAGGACCCTAACGGCAACCTCTCGGATTACAGCACGCTCGACGGCTCGATCATCCGGGAAACGACTGGCCACTACACGTTCACATTTGAGCCGTCGATTTCCGGGGTGTGGACCTACAAATGGCAGGGCACGGGCGTTGCGGCGGCGACCTCGCCGGATACGACGTTCACCATCAACTCGTCCGCGCTGCTGGCGGGATAGACCATGTTCGGACTACACGCGATTTCGGCCACATCGTTCAACGGCATCCCGGCGGAGGGGACACCGCCCGTCCCTGGTGCCGGTTCCGCATTTCGCGGCGGCTACGGAACGTCGTTCGAGCTTCTGACGACGCTGGTGATCGAGGCGGCGTTCGTCAACTCGGATGACATCTATGTGGACCCGAACGGCGTGGTGCAGTTGTTGCTGCTCGATCCCAACGGATCGCTCACCACCGTCGAGAACATGCCACGCGACGGTGCCGGGCGGTTTCACTACGCATTCGTTCCGACTGTTTCGGGGACTTACCAGTACAAATTTCGCGGCACCGGCTCGGTCAATGTCACATCGCCGGATGCCAGTTTCACCGTCAACTCGTCAACCATCATCGCAGGGTAGCCATGCGGACGAAAACCGGCGTTCTCAGTCCGAAAAGCATCAACACATCTTCGGTGGCGCAGACGAGTACGCAGATCGCGGCGTCCAGCCCGACTCGGAGCGGGCTGTTCGTGTTCAATGCGAGCGCGGAAAACACGCTCTGGATCGCGCCGGCCATTACCGCCGCCGCCAACGGGCTGGGCAGCATCGCGATCCAACCGCTACAGGGTCAGTGGTTTACGGATCAGCCATTTACGAACGTTATGAACGCGGTTTTTGACGCTGGCACCAATGCCGTAACAGTGTGGGAGTTTTACGAATGAAGATCATTCTAGCGCTGCTAGGCCTGTTCGCGGCACCCGCCCACGCACAACAACCCGTTACCGTGATCGGCCCGGTTACGGTCGGCAATTGTGCGCAGTTTTTCAGTTCCTCGCAGATCAAGAGCGCGGCCGGTGGTTGTGCTGGCACCGTGACGGATATTCCGAGCGGAACGCCCATGCTCGGCTCACTGCTCGCGACCGCAATTGCGGCCCCGGTCAATCCGGGCGCGGGAAAGTCCTGGATTTACGTTGACAGCACCACCAAGGCGCTAGTGAATAAGGACGAGACTGGGCAGGTCCACACTACCATCATTCCCGGAACCGCCCCAGGCGGAAGTTTTGTGACCGGCATTAACGACTCGGGCGTGCTTTCGTTCGGCGGCGTGACGATTCCGAGCGGCGCCAATCCCATCGCGACTGCCGGCCCGACTGCGATTAATGGCTCAGCCTCTACGTTCATGCGCTCGGACGCGGCCCCGGCCGTTCAGACCGGAAGCAATTCACAAAAAGGTTTGCTGCAGTGCGACGGGCTGACCGCATTCTGCACGGGTGGCAGCATTACAGTGGTCGGCGGCAGCACAACGGCAATTGACGCGGGCGGGGCCACGACCGGAGTTACCAACGGCGCCGGTCACTCGGTCATGGTCCAGAACAGCAGCAATTTTCTGGATCACATCTCGCCCGGCACGTCCGGCTATGCCTTCATGAGCAACGGCGCCTCGGCCGACCCAAGCTACCAGGGCTTCACGGCGGCCGGCACCGGGGCATCGACCCGTACTTGGCAGGCCAAGGCGCGGGATCGCGTGAGTGTGCTTGATTTTGGCGCAGACCCGACATGTACCAACGATTCCGCCTCGTCCTTCAATGCCGCCATTGCCGCATCGGGCGGCGCGCAGGCGGTGTGGGCTCCAACCGGCTGTTACTTGATCGGCGCCGTTGTCTCGGCGCCGAAGGTGAATTCCGGGAATGTGGCTATTATTGGCGATGGCGTCTGGAACACAGTCATCCGGCGCAAGCCTTCTTATACGAGCGGCGATATATTTTTGTTTGATGTGGCCGGCGGCGGCGGAACGCTCGATTACATCTCCAATCTACGCATTGAGGCCGGCGGCGGCGCTCCGTTTCACGTCACCTCGGGTGCGGCCCTCCACATCAAAGCGCCCGTTGTCGCAAAAAACCTCTACATCGTGGATGGCTTCCGGGGCGTCTGGATAGATGACACGCTTAGCAACACAATCGACAATGTGCAGTATTTGCAGACAGCCGGTTACTCCGCGAGCTTTTCGTCAGATGCGGGGCTGCTTGTGACGGGCCACAGCACCGCGATCATATCCAACTCGACGTTCCAGGGGCAGGATGTTTCGTCCGTCAACAACCTCACGAACGGAATTCGCATCGAGGGCGCGGATGGGCTGCAATTGTCAAATATCGCCGGCACCGGCCAGACCGGAATGGCCATTCAGGGCGGCCATGGCTCACCTATTGACGACATCTATGTGGTAAATGGCATTTTCGACAACTGCACTACTAATGCCGTCACCATCAACGGCACGAACGCACCGAATGTCTTCACTAATATTCGGTTTGTCGGATCGCACTTCAATCAGGGCCACGCGGGCGGCGCCGATGGCATCACGGTGTCCGGCGATGCCGATTACATCGAATTCAACGGCGGAAATATCAACCTTTCATATGGCAGCGGTATGGTGATCGACACCTCCGCAACCGCTTATCACGGCGGTCCACATCAATCGGTCATCGTCGATGCTGTGGATATTTCCGAGAATAACACCAGCAACACGGCTGGCCTTAGCGGTATCGTGGTGGCCAACAACTCGTCTGGCTTTCACATCCGAAACAACACTATAGGCAATCGCTCGGCCGCCGGGCACCAGGCATACGGAATCTCGCTCGGATCGAGTTTGTCGAATGGCGAAGTGCAGAACAATAATCTCGCGGGCAATGCGATTGGTCCATTATTTCCAGCAAGTAGCGCGGGCTATACCAACGTCTTGATCTTCGGCAACAACCCGCAGACCTTAGCTTACAGCCCGATTTATACCACCTTTCTCCACGCGGTGGATGCCGACTTCGCCGGCACCGTCACCATGGCACCGACCAATGCAACGGGTGTGTATCTGTGCATCAGCGGCACGACCATAACTTACGAACTCACCTCATGCCCGCCGTCGGATCGTGCGGTCAAGCATGACATCGTCCCGATTGACGATCCGAAGTTGTTGGACAAAATCCTCGCACAGCGCGGCGTGCGCTTTACCTACAATGAGGGCAAAGGGGCGCCGGGAAGGCGTATCGGAGTGATCGCAAACGAGTGGGAACGTCCGTTTCCTGAGCTTGTGGATCATGACCCGGACGGCACCCGTCATTTCGACTATGCCGCGACGTGGGGCCTGACGGTGGAAGCGCTGCGACAATTGCGGCAGGAGATTTACGAATTGAAAGCCGAAAAACGCGCCGCATCAAAACTTCGGCCCAAACATCGCCGGCATTAACCAAACAGAAAACATCGCAGGATAACATGGCTCCAACCTACGGATCGCGCTGGCCGACCTACGCAAAGCAATGGGATGCGCTCGTTCTCGTTGCCGCTCGCACCAAGGAAATTCAAGCGACGGCTAAAAACATCGTGGCCGCGAAGGATCGCTATGCGGCGGTTGAGAAGGTGACGGGCGTTCCCTGGTACTGGATCGGGCCGACACACGTTCGCGAATCGGGCCAGGACTGGAAAGCCTCGCTTGCGCAGGGTGACAGATGGGATCGGGTGTCAGTTCACGTTCCGGCCGGGCGCGGACCGTTCGCAAGCTGGGAGGCGGCGGCAATCGACGCGCTACAGCTTGACGGACTGACGCGCGTGATCGACTGGCGGCTGGAAAAACTGCTCTATTATTGGGAGCTTTACAACGGATGGGGCTACTACGCGCATGGAGTGCCATCGCCCTATGTCTGGGGCGCGACCAACGCCCAGAAGCCCGGCAAGTACGTGCGGGATGGCGTCTGGTCCTCGACGACAATGGACGTTCAACTCGGCTGCGCGGCGATGCTGCGCGCGATCATGGATTTGGATACGACCGTAAAGCCCGTGAGGGAGACATGATCCGGCTTGTCGTCGTGACGCTGATCGCAAGCGTTGTTCTCATCGCATTCGCGATTGAGGTGACGCGATGACGCAGCCCGACATCTATCCACGCGCGGAAAATATCCGGCTGATCGACACGCAGCCGCCGCCCCCTAGACCAATCGACCCTATGATAGTATTCCTTGTCGTGGGTGTTTTGACTTACACCGTCGGCGTGGCTTTGCTGGCGGTCTGGGTTAGTCAAGGGGGAACTTGTCCATGAACCTGCAAGACGCGCTTAGTTATATCGCGCAAAGAATGACCGAACCCTCCACTTGGGTTTCGATTGGTGCCCTGGTCACGGCGGTCGGCTGGAATATCGCCCCGGAATACTGGACGCAGATCGCGGCCATCGGGATGGGGGTGGGCGGCCTTATGGGGACCATTCTACGTGAGCGCCAAAACCACACCACCCCGGAAATCAAAGCAATCGTCAAGGAAACCGTGAAAGATTCGGCCGTGAAGGACGACGAAAAATGAAAAAAACCATCAGCGCCCTTTGCCTCGTTCTGGCCGGATGCTCGACCTTCCAGAACCCGATCAACACCACGCGGCTGGCGGAAGTCGAGAGCGCCTATGGCATCGCGCTGTCGGCCGCCGTTGCCTATCGGTCGCTCTACAACATCAACCGCTGCACGGCATCGAAGCCCGAATCGGCTACCAACATCTGCGCGCGGCGGTCCGTGGTGCTGTCCCTGCAGAAGGCGGATCGCGAGGCACAGGTCGCGCTTGCCGCCGCCCGCACGTTCGTCAACAACAATCCGACGCTCGACGCGTCCAGCGTGATTAGCGTCGCGTCTCAGGCGGTGGGCGTGATGCGCGACATCGAATCAATCAATGGGATCAAGTGACATGGACGCGGCAACCATCGAGGAAATCATCACCGTCGTCGCGTCCGTCATCAAAACGGCTGTGGACTTCGGGCCAACCATCATCAAGGCGGCCAAGGACGCCGAACCTTTTGCGGCGAATATCGTTAACACCATCATAGGAAAGGAGACCACCAAGGACGAGCTTGCCCAGCTTGAGGCCGCGATTGCCGACCTTAGCGCGCAGCTCCAAGCCACGTTGCCCGACCAGCAGGCCGACGACATTTAGCCGGCCGCCATGCCACGCGGACATGAAGATATGAGTATTGAACTAGACCGCACCCCAAGCGGCGGATTGCGCGCCAACGTCGTCAGCATCGCTAACCTGATCGCCCTCGTCGCCCTCCTGCTCACCGCCTTCACATCGTTCAGCAGCTTCCGTAGCCAGGTGGACGGCATGGGCATTCGCGTGGACGTTGTGAGCAAGGAAATCAGTACGATCCGGTCCGACCTTCAAGCCAGCCTGTCCAAGCGGGATGCCGACCTGCGCGAGCTTCGGGACAAAACCGAGGGCGTATCAAATCGGATGTCAATTCTTGAAACCAAGATGAACGCGACCTCCACAACCGTTGATCGCGTCGAGCAGAAGATCGACAAGCTGCTACTGCCCACGTCCAGTCATTAGGCAAAGAATGAACATCATCCGCGAGGGGGAGCCCCTCTTTCTTTCTCAAATCTCTAGAGGCGTGTCGAATCGACTCTATCCACAAAGTGTACGACATTGTTTGTGCATTGCCAAGACATTGTCGTCGCATTGTCAAGACAATGTCCGTGGGGAGTATGGGTAAATGGCTGATGCCTCAGGGACCACACCCCTCCTTGCTCGCATGCTCACCGTCAGCGGCGATGCATGCATTTGTTGCGCGCTTGAATCCGTCCATTCGCGCGCCGTATTTTTCCATCAGGTCATAGTGGACCGGATGCAGCCCGTTCAGGTCGTAATCCCGCTGATATCGATCAGCCCAGACGGCAAGGAAGCCCACCAACTCGTGCGGTCTGCGGCGGCGTTTCGCCATCGGTCGAGCCTCGCATGTGTGATGTCAGTGCGACTAGCTGAAGTGCGAAAACAGGATCAATGAGAAGTCGTCGGCAGAGACCTTGCGTCCGAAAGCGTCCGAGACCGTTGCCGCCAAAACTTCGCGATCCACGTCCAGCTTCTCGGGATTGATCTTCACCATCTCGATCCCTTCGTAGGGGTCGCTCTTTGCGATGATCTTTCCGGCGATGCAATACTTCCCGGACATACCATCGTAGATGATGTCAAAGCGCCTCTCGGGTGCCCCGTCTCTTTCGGCCTCGTGCTTGTCCCAATCGAAAGCTTTTGCGCCCATGTCTGTGCCGAACATAAGATAGTCAGTGCGGTCTACACCCATGTGGATATCCTCGCTTCCTACTGATATGTGTGGCGGAGAGGGTCTGGCGCGACCAGACCGTCAGGCGGTGGGGCAGGCAAGGGCTCCGACCCCCACGCTTTGCCGAGCCTTAAATACCTACGTCGCTGCATTATTGTGCGACCTCTCCATAATTCCAGTTTCGACGCATATGCGTCAGCGTCTACGTGCGACGTGACTTTGGTATCTCGGCCCATGCCACAACGGTTGCGTGCGAGTGTGTCAGGCAAATCCAGCCGGTCTTGTTGTCCCAGTCTTGATCTGCTTCCACATATCGCGGCTCGGCCTGATACGGGGTGACGATGTGTTCTCCGTCCCCAAGCTCGACAAGGTACATGCCCGACTTGTGTGGAAATCCTCGGTGCCATGTCAGCGGCACGGTGTCGTAGGTGATTTGTGTCATGTCCAGTCACGGCCCCTATGCGCGCCTCGCCCGTGGTCCCGTTTTCCACGGCGTAACCATTGGCCAATAGACCTGCGTTGGATATTGCGCCCAATCGAGAGGACCTTCTGTGCCGATCTGGCCGGCAGCATCGGCGCAGGCGCTAATCATCCTTTGAACGTCCGCCGGAGCGAGATGTATGTTGTGCTCTCGCTTCGTTTCAGGGTCGATCAGCGTAAGAGTGAGACTGCGATATCCGGGTGCCGTCCAGATGTGTTTGAGTTCAAGCATTGTCGTCCTCCGCTTCTCCTATCCAACCGCCGTCGCCGTGGCACTTGCCGCACGGCTCTCCGATTTCCATCACGTGGCCGCGCCCGCAGCCGGGCTCGTAGCCCCAATAGCCGCGGACGATTTCGCCGGAACCATCGCAGGCGTCACAAACAAACCATTGTTCTGGCGGGTCGCTATCCACGGTGATGGCCTCAAAGCGGACGGCGCTACGACTTGAAGGGGTTTACCGAGCGGACCCACCCGTCGCGGATACGCAGTCGATCAAATTCGAGCCAGCTTCCTGGATCGTCCGGATTGCCGGTGTATAGAACAAGCACGTCACCGCTGGCTGACACCTTGGCAATTCGTCCGAAGTTGTTCCAAAGCGACTCAGCGGTTTCAACCTTCATATCTTCTGGCATTCGCATTCTTTCCTCCGTCCATTCTACTGACGACAGCGGCGATCACGCGGCGAGGGCAAGTGGAAATGCTTTGTGCTCACGCCCATCGATCACACATCCGTTTTCCTTTGGCCGCACGCCACCCCATTGCTTATGGTGGAAGGCGATGCCGTTGCGCGCGCACTGATCGCGCATGCTGCGTATCCAATCGGGATCGGTGTAACGGAAGCCGGCGCCGCTTTCGCCACCAGTGATAATCCAGTCGGGACGCGCGGCTCCGATATTGATCGGTCCAAGCATGGGCTCTACGGAAACCCCATGCCACGCCGCTGGCACGGCTTCGAGCTTGTGATAATCGCGATCCCACTCTTCTTGGGTGGCGAGCGTCGCCATTAATCCGACGTGGATGTATTCGATGCCGTTCGTCCAGTCGTGCGGCAGCATCTTCGGCGCGTTGCCGATGCGCTTGGTCAGGAGCATCCAGCGCAGATTGCGGGTGCGCCGAATGAGAGCGAAAAGATCGTCTCTCCATTCCTGCGGGACCTCGTTGTCGAAGACATCGGCAAGCGAGGCGCAGAAGACGCGGGGCCGGTATCCGGTCTCCGCTGCCTTGCGGTCCCATTTCAGCGGCTGATCCCAGGTCTTGGTGCGTTTGCGAGGAACTCCATGGCCCCAGCCGGCGACCCATCCACGCCGCTTATTGTCGCGTTCGGCATAACAGCGTTCGCATGCGCCTTGTGGGCCGGTACTCACTTTCGTGCAGCCGATCCATGGATTGAACGTCGCGTCGGCCCATGAGATTGCGGTTTGCTCTGCCATCTTCTCATCCTCACAGCCCGAGGGCTGGTCTAGTGGATAGGCCCGAACGCGCCCACGAACATGATGATAAAGCACAGCGCGATGGCGATCATCGTCAGGTCGCGGCCCACGCTCGCCGTCACCGTTGCGTTTTGGTCATCCTCGGGCCACGGATTCCAGTTGTCGGTGTCGTTCATGCCGCCTTCTCCCGATGCGCAGCCCGAATAAGCTGCACCTGTTTGATTTTGTCCGCTGATCCACGCGAGTAGCGCGCAGTCATCTTGATGTCGCTATGGGTGGCCGCGTGGCGCATCATTTCCAGATCAGCCCCCGCGTCGGTGCCCTCGGAAATCGCCCCTGCGCGGCTGTCCATGTTGAACACCTCGTCCGGGACGCCCGCGCTTCTGGCAATCGCCCGCCACAGGCGGCGAAACTGGTGATCGCGATACGGAAGGCCGGTTGCCTCGTTCAGGATCAGCGGCGGCGACCATGGGAAATAGCAGCGCAGCAATTCATCCTGCGGACCGATCCCCGCCAGCAGCCGCAATTCCTCCACCACCATCGGTGCGAGCAGAATGTTGATCTCGACCTCTTTCTTGCGCTTGTTCGTGACGTGCCGGAGCGTCCAGTTGTCATCGATCTCGGGCCAGCGCACACCGGCCACCCATTTCACATCCTGGACCACCAGGTCGGACGGGCGCGGCTCGGAAACCGGGACATATTCCCCGATCACGTCCTTCTGCCGCCAGATAAACTCGTACTGGCAGGCTTGGGCGAGCGCGATTGAGGGTCGCCCGATCCGGTGGGCCTCCGCTCGAATCGCGCTCGCCTGGTCCGCCGTCATCCGCTCCTTGCGGGGCTGGGGCATCGTAAACCGCATGTCGTGAAGGATGGTCTTGACTCGCCGGCATTCGTCGCTCTCCAGAAGCGTGGCACCGAACGTCATCAGGGTCCGCAGCATCCCGATCAGCGCATGGCCCATCGCGACCTTGCCGTCCGCGCCCCACGATTCGTGCCAGCGCAGCAGGAGGCGGGCGTTGATGTCGGAAAGCTCGACCGCGCCAAAGTCGCGCCCGATCCGCTCGCAATTGCGGAGGTAGTTTTGCCGCGTCACCCACGCATTCTTGTGGAACGGCGAATCCGGGTCGGTCTGGTAGCTGGAAATGAGGGTGGAGAGGTTCATTTTTGCACCGTTCGAGCCTGATCCACTAACCGCCGCACCAAATCAGATATGGTAATCCCAAGCTCCTTGGCGGCCTTTTTGAGCCAAGAAACTTGTGGGTCGGTCAGCGCTATGGATCGTTTTTTCATGGGTGCTTTCGTGCACCCGTCGGGAACCCCTGTCAAGCGGGGCTGTGGATAATTATTTGTCCGATGAATTCTCGTTAGCGGCGCTATACGGGATCACTCGGCTAGATCGCGGGCAACTTCCCGGTCGGCTCGTGTGCAAATCTCATCGAGGCAGGCATTTCCGTTCCATCGTTGTTCGCTGATCCAGCGGAGCGCATCGCTTCTCGTTTTAAGCACCGAGGCGTTTATCCGGGCCGAATTTTCGACGATTTTGACGCGGGCCTCCAGGTTGGCAATAGTCACATGCAGGCTGCGTTCCTCGGCCAGCAAGGATTGCAGTTGCCGTTCTAGAATCTCAATTGATCCGGTCTTTTCGAGTGCCGCACGCACGCGATCAACGTCGGCTCGATATTTTGGTAGCGTTCCGGCAAGGGCCTGAAGCAACTTGCCAGAGCGCATATCCTTGTCCCAACGGTCATATATTTCGGCACAGATGGCTTTCAGGTCTTGGAGGGGTGTGCTCCGTTCCGCGTCATAGGCGTCGGTCATTTCGGTTGCTCCCGCTCAGTAGAGGTAAGCGCCGCCACGGCTTCGTTCATCAATTCCGCAATCGTCTTGGCCTCTTGCGAGCCGAGGTGACGATTGTCGCGGCGGTCAGGTTTCTCGGCCAACGCCTTCGCCTCGCTGGCGTAGAAATGGGCGTTGCGTTCAAGCCTTGCGATCAGATCACCGCTCATCTCTCGCCTCTCTTTTGGGTAAGCCGCGCCCTTCTCAACAATCCATTCAAAGTCGCTCATGGCTTGGTCCGCTCTGGGGTGGTAAGCGGACGCATCAATCTACGAGCCGCTTGAGTTCAGATAAGGCGTCGAACGACTGCCCATCTAGGAGCCTGTCCATACCGGCCATCCAACTCGGGTGATCGCCGGGACACTCTCCGTCGTGGTCGTGTAAAAATTTGACCATGCGATAAAGTTCATTGCATCGCTGGTTGGCGCGGTCGAGCGCGAGTCGAAGGTCACCCTGGACTGGCGCAGCAATCTGCGGAGCAGCGTTCAAAAGCGCCCAGTACGATTGATGCGGGTTGTAGGTCTCGCCACCCTTGAACTTGATCGTCGTAGCCGAACGCGCCTCATCGTAGGCGTTTAGCATTTCAACGGTTGGCTCCGTGGGGACCGATACAAATTCCCCCGATGGCTTTTTGATAGGAAATTCCATGATTTTTCCCTTCGTGGTTTAGTCCCGCTTATCGGCCTAGATTGCACAGGCTTTGGACAAATAACTCACCGGGTTCGTGTGCCGGCCGGCTCTTAGTTTTCATCGACCTGCGATAATCTTCGAACTTTGTCTTTCGCCAGACGTGGCCGTTGCACCAGCGGGCCATGTCAGTCAGACTTTGCGCGCTCCAATCAAAACGGACATGCGGTCGCTTCTGAAGCGCATTCAGTTTCATGTAGGGCTGCGCATGAGGTTCGCCGCCCCAAGCGATCACCTGGTTGATCCGTTCGAGGCAGGCCGCCATCGGTTCGTTGCCGATCAGGGTGTAGACCCGCTTTTTCTTGGGGGACTCGGCCTTGAGCATCCGCATGACGCGCTCGACGTAGGGCCGCTCGGCCTGGTCGTCATAAGCGAAGCGCCAAGGCCCGCGATTGATTGTTCGCCACCGAGCGTAGACCTCGTCGGTGAACGTGCGCGGCTCAAAGCCCGAATTGGCATCAAGGAGCGGGATGCCGGTCTGCACATACCGGGAAACGATGTGGTCTTGGTACTCTGGAGCAAGCGCGGAAAGGTTGTTGTCGCAAAGCACAGGCCGCACCGGAAAGTCGGGCAGGAGGGTAAATTCCTTTCCCTCCATTTTGGGCACGATGCAAAACCAGCAACCGACCGGACAGCCGCGACTGGCGATTGTCGCCATTGGATTGTGCCGCGCCACGGCGTCGGGATAGTCCCCGCCGTATTCCGCAACTCCGTTGAGGTAGGACCGCAGCTTGTGCGGGAATAGGGCCGGTCCGCCCGCGATGACGCGGAAGCCTTGCTGCCGATACCACGAGGCGCGGCTATAGGCGTGCGGCAACCGCCACGTAAAGGCGATCGACAGGAAGGCTGTGTCGCCTTCCGTCCATTCCGCCAGTCCGTTCGGCCAATTGCCGGTAGGCTTCATCTTCGTCATGTCCGCTCTGCGGTCTACTGTGGATGCTCAGTATCCATCGACGGACGCAAGTCCTGGGTTGAGTTCGCGGATGACTTCCGCCATCCGCTCGCACCGACCGCGAAGCCCATCAATTTCGGCGCGAAGCTCCCCATTGGCGCGTTCCAGACGAGCCACATCGCTACGGATCGAATGAAGCTCATGCTCGTCTGCCTTTCGTTCTATCTGGCGTCGAAGGTCGCTCAGATCGTGCCCCCCATCGGTGAATGGGTTGGTGTGCATTGTCCTCGTCCTCTCTTGCGCACATACCTGCTGCGCAGCACCACGGGTCAACTCGCTTCTCGCGGTCGCAAGGGCAATTCATCGTTCTGTCCGTTCTGCAGAAGACACTGGACGCATCATTCGCATCCTCGACCGACTTCGCCCTTGTCTCGGGCGCTTACGAATATCGTCCACGGGCGCCAACCAGCAGGGCAGTGAAATCCCCAGGTCCGAATGACCGGGCCAGTAATGAACAGGCTCCATACCGGCACCTCGTGAACCTGAATCCGATGCGCGGCAGAAGGCAGGCGCATCTTTACGTCCCCTTGGCTGTATTCCTTCGCCACATGAACTCCACCAGCCCGAATGGTGTGCTCTGTGTAGCTACCTTTGAGTAGGAGGCTGATGTTAAGCCAAGGGTGGTCATGCAACGCCCGATCATCATCGGACCGCCAGAAGCGATGGAGGTAAATGTTGAAAAACCGATTTCGGGGAATGACCCACCATCGCTCCATGTAGGGGGCGGCGCGACCTCCGATGACAAAATCGGGCGGTCGAGAATTGGCGAGTTTTTCAAACCAAGTAGTCATTCCCGCTCTCCGTTAGACATCGCCATTCGATGGGTCTTCGACGGGCCGAAGGTTGTCCTCAATCCATTTCTTTATTTTCGCAAAGCGCGTCTCGGGGTCCGTCTTCCAAAGATGCTCGTCATTCATGTACATAATCTCGCAAGCGAGCGTGTGCGGAATGCCGAAGGCGGTCGCAACCGCCTCATGATCCTCGGGGTCGAGCTTTGACATATCCACGCCGCGACATTTTCCGACCGACCCGATTGCACATACGCCGTCGTCGGCTTCTAGCGCCCCGGCAATCAGTTTTTTCTCCGGAAGGGATTGCATGGCCTTCCACATTTCCAGAAGGAAGGATTGCCCGCGCTTGCCTCTGATCGCACTGGCCACGGCACCGCGCCAGCGGATGAGGTCCCATTGCTCCAAGTCGTCCATGTATCCAGATCGGCTCATGTCGCTATCGTCGCTTTAGAACGCCTCAACTGTTGGAGTGATTATTCATCAACGCCGCGACACTCGTCGCAGGCGAAAGTTTCCATTCCGAACGGCCAGCATCGCGTGAGCGGCCGAATACGCCCGCAGCAGTCGCACTCGCCCATCTGGTCGTCGTCGGAGGGCTCAGGCTCAGTCGTTTTCCAGTGGTCGTAGGTCACGTGTTCCGTCCAGTGACAATCAGTTAGCGCGAGGTCCGTCCTGCAGAAACTTCGGGATCGGGTTTTCAATCGGCGCGTCGGCCTTGTGTGCCATCTCGCGCGCCTGGTCGATGCCCTTGAGCAGGAGATTCGCCGCGTCGCTCAACTGCGTCCGCATTTCGACGCAGCAGCGCATGTAGTAATCGCGCGACGCGGAGGCGTTACGGTAAGCCAAGTCGAGCGCTTCCATCTTCGTGGTGACGATAGCCAGTTCCCGCTCCTTGGCGGCGAGTTCTCCGGTAAGCCTCTCAAGGTCGCGCCTCGTCTGGGCCATGCGCTGGATAACGCGGGTGGCCTCGGGATCGTGATCATGGTCGTGCTCGGTCATACTCATGTCGGCACCTTGATGTTCGCACGTTTAAGATAGTTCGTGATGATCCGGTCCACCGGGTCGGCTTTTCCACCGCTTTTTTCGAGTTCAAGCGAGCGCTGCAGCGACAGCCCCTGCGCCTTGACGCGTGGCTGCACCCACATATTCCAGCCCTGGTACGCCAGCGCGGCCGCCATCACGCGATCATCCTTGGCCCGGCCTTCGGCCCCGATGGACCCCTCGTCGTTGACGATACGGCGCATTTCCTCGCACAGCGGGATGGAGCGCGGCGTCATGCGGCCGAGTTCGATGCCGTTCTTGAGCTGGTTCATCATGCGGCGCTTGAGTTCTTCGCTGGTGCGCCACTGGTAGACGATGCCGCCCGACAGCGAGTCGATCTGCTTGAAGAAAAAATGCCGCATGTTCTTGAGGATGTTGCGGATATTGGCCGATTCGTCGCTCGGCCGGATTTCAGAGGCGGATTTCTGCACCTTCTGCAGTTCGTCGAACACCGCTTGGCCCGGCCCGGTGATTTCGAGCACCGGCATACAGTAGGTGGCGCCGTAGTAGCCGCACAGGTGGGCGAGAACCCACGCGAATTGATACGTCGAGGGCTGCGGGCTGCAGAATTCCGCGACCTGGATCAGTGCGTCGGAGTAGCAGCGCCAGACCGACGCCACGCTGCGGTCGGCCTCGTCGCTCGACCCATAGGCCGGATCGGCGCCGACGACGTAGAAGCCGGCGTTGCTGGCTTCCTCCCAGATGCGCAGCTCGGCGCGGGGATCGCGGACCTGCTGCACGCGCGTATCCTCGAACTTGTGCGTCAGCCGGTAGCGGAAGCTCTGGAACATATGCTTCTTGGCTTCGCGCGTTGCGCTGGTCAGAGCCTCGACTGTGAAGAATTTGGAGCCGGTGGCCTGGAACGCATCTTCGGCGGTCCACGGATGCTCCTGGTCCATGGTGCCGTGGTCCCCGGCCTTCTCCGATTCGAAATGCCAGCGATACCAGGCGACCTGCTGCATCGAGATTTCGAAGCCGTAAAGCTCGCGCACCAGCCGCACGCGCTTGCGTTCCAGCGGCGACAGCGACGTGCTCAGACCGTCAGGCATGAACTTGGCGAAAAACGGATGATCGAGCGGCAGTTGATTGCGCTCGTCCCGCCACCAGCCCACGAAGATGGCGCGCTTGGTGGGATCGCGGGTCGCCATGTCCCACTCGTCCCAGAACCAATTGAAGCCGTTGGCCGTCGTCTCGTAAATCTGCAGCCGGTGCGGATAGAGCGACGAGGTTTGCGAGCGGAATTCGGCCACGTCGTCGCCGGAGCCATAGAACGCGCATTCGGTGGCGTGGACGTAGTTCGCCGCGCCGGAGCGGCCCAGACCGCCCTTGCGGTTCTCGCTGGTGCCGGCGATCAGGTAGCGGAATTTGGAGCCGTTCTTGAGGATCAGCAGGTTGCGGTTGTGGCGAACGTATTTGACGATGAAGCCCTTGGGGATTTCCGCGAAAAACACCTCGATGGCCGAGCGGAAGTCGTCGCGGCTGTCCTCCTTGTGCGTGATGAACACGCCGAGCAGGCCCTTGTATTCGAACGACCAGAACAGATCGAGCGCGAGGAAGAACGTGGATGCTCCGAGCTGGCGGGCCTTGAGGATGTAAAACGTAGTCACGCCTTCATCGAGGCCGGCGCAAATCTCGTCGAGGATGTAGCGCTGGGAGCCGAGCAACTTGAACGGGACGAGGCCGTAGTCCTTGCTCTGCACCTTGAGCTTGGAGAGGAATTTCAGGAACCGTTCACGCGGAAACGGCGCAACCTTGGTGAAGATTACCTCGAACTTTTCCGGGTCATCATGAACGGTCACGTCAGTCATTTGTCAAAGTCCGGGTTCGTCTCACGCAACGGCTTCGCCCACATCTCAGCCCATGATTCCTGTTTCGGCGGCGCGGGCCGTTCGATGAACATGTCGGGTTGTTTGAGGGCTTCACTGATACGACGGCAGGCGATGTCGAAATACTTGGGTTCGATCTCGATGCCGATGAACTTGCGGCCGAGCTTCACAGCGGCAACGCCTGTGGTGCCGGAGCCCATGAAGGGGTCGAGGATGGTTTGGCCGCACAGCGAAAAGTCGCGTACAACCTCGGTGAGTAATTCGACGGGCTTTTGAGTCTCATGCCCCTCGTTCTCGGGGTGCGCCTTGAACACGACCGGAAACGACTCGAAGATGTCCCCGCGTTTGGCCGTCGCTTCTTTGCCTGCCACCCATATCAGCGGCTCATAGCGATAGCCGACATTGTTCGGCGCATAGATCGCAAAGGTCTTGTTCCAGATCATGACGCGCTTGGGCGCGAACACACGCTCGATTACGTCGAGGCGCTGCGCGCTCCAAAAGGCCAGCACGTTGCCTGCGACGTTTTTTCGGCACCACCCCACCAATTCCCGCGAAATCGCGTCAGCAGCTTCCGGCGTGTCATTGGCAAAGCCTTTATTCATCCCATACGGCGGATCAGTCACCACAGCATCCACCTTCCCAAGCGCAGGCAATATCTCCCGGCAATCGCCAAGGTAGAGCGTCACGCCTTCGGCTAGGGTTTCGATGCGATCACTCATCGCGTCCAGTCCCCGTCGCGCTCGTCCTTGCGGTCCTTGGCGTCGTCGGCATCCTGCTTGCGCTTGTCGGCCGTCACCCAGGAATCGACGAGGCGATCAAGCCACGCATCGCGCTCAGCAGGCGTCAGCGCCTCAAATTCCTCGACGGTGAGCTTGGCGTTGAACGGCGTCATTCGATTGTGACCTTCACGTCAGCAAGCGGGGCACAAACAAAATCATAAACAGAGTTGGCAAATCCCATTCGATCATCCGGCGCATTAGGTGGCAGAGATAGCGCCTGCTCCACCGCCCACTTGCGCAGGTTCATGCCGTTGATCGCCTGCTCGATGGCCAGCCTGATCTTGCTCTCGATCTGCGCGACCTGCTGCGCGTTCAGATGCTCAGCCATTGTACGGCCCTCCCTGCTGCTGGATGATGCTTTTCACCTTCGCCGCCACCTCGTCGTCAACGTGACCGTGCAGAAGCTCGGCCAGTATCTCGGCGCCAAGCTTTTCGTTGTGCGCCCAGCACGCCGCGACGAGCTTAGAGATCAAGTTGATCTGCCGGTTCGTCATGCTTGGCCTCCGCTCTCAAATCGACTTCGGTTGCGATAGCCTTGAGGCCGTCGAGTTCCTTGATCAAGCCCCGGCGCAGCCCGTTCGGCGTGGCGGTCCATTCGGTTTCCAGCGCTTTCATTCCGTTGGTGGCGGCGGCTCGGAGCGCGTCGCGGGCTTCCTGTTCTGTAAGTTCCGCTCCGCCTGCATCAGCAGGTGCAGCGCGATCAGTCGCTCCACCAGCGACTGCGGGCCGCATATCCGCTCGCCCAGAATTCTCTCCGCCTCTGGCCCATCGAGCAAGGAGTTCTCCGGTTTTTTCATTCAGCGCCTCGTTGTCGCGGAAGCAATGCTGCAGGTATTTCGGTAGCTTGATGATGAAGTCCTCGCCGGCCTTTTCCGATTTCCACACTGGCACGCCGTTGGCGCGGGGCGGCAGAATGCAGGTCAGGTCGAGCGCATAGATGATCTCGGCCGGCGCCACGGGCTGGTAGCCGATATTAACCGGAACGTTTTTGCCGTTGACTTTTTCGGTTTTGGTTTTTTCCCGCGCCCGGAACGTAAAAATGAGCGGCGTCTTGATCTGCAGGAATCCGTTGATCATCTTGCGGCGGCTGGCTTTCGGCTTGGCCCACGCCGCCCACTCGTTGCCGCCCATTTTCGGCACGTCCTGGTCGTGCCAGTCGAGCACGCCGCCGTCGCCTTCATGCTCATCGGACAGCGAGTCGATGATGATGGCGGCCGGATCATGCTTCTGCTGCTGCTTCACCGCGTTCAGGAATTCTTCCGGCGTGAACGGCGGCTTGAAGTCCACATGCAGAAAATCGAACTGCGGCGCGTACTTCATGGCGCGTCCGCTCTCGGTGTCGATCAGCACCACCGGACCGGGGCGAACGGCCTTCATGCCGGTGGCGAGCCGCAGCGCCGACATGGTTTTGCCGCCGCCGGGCGGGCCGACGATGCCGATCAGCAACGGTACTTCGGTCAGGGTTGCCGGCTTGGCGTCGAATTTGCGCGGTGCGGTCGCCATCATCCACCCATCAGGCTGTCGAGGGGTTTGCTCTTTTTCGGGCGGCCCGGCTTGCGCTTGAGTTTCGGCGGCGGCGGCGGCATCTGGCCGGCGTCGAAGTCGCGAATCTCGCGTTCCAGCCAGCGGTTGGCCAGATGCTCGGCGTGGCGCAGCGGCATGATTTTGGCCGGATAGCCGCGCCAACCGTCCTTGAGGCATTCCGCCCACAACGCGATGGCGCGGTCCACCTTCTTGCGGGCGATGGTCATTGTCGCCGGGTCCGGCTCGACCACGCTGATCAGGTATGGCGGCTCGGTGTTCTGGAACAGCCAGCGGAACCGGATGCGACCGGCGAGTTGCGGGAATAGCGCGACCAAGCCGCGTTCCTGCAACGCACACTGGGTGTCGTAGCCCATGCTGACCACGTGGATGCCGAGCGCCATGCCTTCCGGGTCGATGTCGGTCTCGGTGGTTTTGTAGTCCCAGACCTCCCAGACCGGCTTGTCGTCGCACAGCCGGTCGATCAAGGATCGACACCAGACCGGGCCATCCTGCCAGAATAGCCCGACCTCAAATTTTCCTGTGGATAACTCTTGAGGACTTAAATCCTCAAACTGCCCGATCTGCGCCTTGGCGGCCGTCACCATTTCGTGAGCGGCGGTCAACTGATCGACCAGCACGGGGAGTTTTCCGGCGGCCCGTGCGGCGTCGCGGGCTTCCCTAGCGACGCCGCCGCGGTAGTCGGCCGCGTCGATGATCTCGAGATCGCGGCCGGCGTTGAACAGCAGCCGGTGGGCGACCGAACCCAGGTCGAGCCGGGTCGATTCCTTGGGCTGGTAGTTCGGGTTCAGGCGCGGGTGCTGCTCGCGGGCCAGCGCCGGGCAGCGCAGCAACGGGCCGATGGTGGAATTGTTCAGCGACGGCTGCGGCGCCGGATCAGCGTGGTAGGTGTCCGCGTCGATCTCGAACAGGCCAGGCTCGCTAATCATGGGCCGCCACCGTGCAGACCAGCGCATGGGCGAGCTTGCGACGCGGCGGGTCCATCTCGCGCAGCCGCTTGAGGATGGCGGCAACGGACGGGTCGGACAGAATGGCTCCGATCTCGATTTCCAGCGGGTCCGGTCCGGTTCGGCCCTCGCCCAGCAAGGCGCCGGCGGTGGTCTGCAGCGCGGCGGCGATCTGCAACAGCCGGTCAGCGCTGGGGGCTGTCGAACCCGCCTCGTATCCCTGGAACTGTTGCTGACTCACATCGACCTCGTTGGCCACGCGATCCTGCGCAAGGTCGAGCCACAGGCGGCGAGCCCGGATGCGCTGTCCGATCTGACTCAGAATGGCGGCGTCGCGTGTTTTTGGCATGGGGCGGTACTAAATTCTTAATTGTAATGCGTCAACAAAAATTGTAGAGTTGTGCATAACTTTCGCAATGGGAGGGTAAATCAATGCGTTACCGGCGATCACGGGTGCTGCGGGACCGGAACAAGGCCGGTCAGACCATCAAATCCAGCCTGCCGGTGGAGCGGATCGAGGTTCGCGTGTTACTTGAAGGAACTGTGGAAAACCATTGCCGGGATTACAGATTCCGCCTTGACAACCAGATATTGACCGTCTACCGCCGCGTCACACCAGGGGTGGATGCGTGGCAGCGTTTCAGGCCGACCGAAGCAGTGACGTTGCGTCAGGCGATCTGGCGCCATCTGGAGACGCACCATGCGGATCACCTTCGAGCTGGACGACGGGACGGAAGCGCTGCTGCGCCTGAGTGCGGCGCGGATGCAGTTGAGCACCGGCCGGCCGCAGGACCCGAGCGAGATCGCCAAAGCGCTGGTTCGTGAGGTGCTGATCGACGACGCCGCCGAGCACGGCCTGACGCCGGGCGCGGCGCGGGTGCAGTGATGACCTACGCGATTCACCCGACATCCGGCTTGGCGGCATTCGAGGAACCGGACCACCCGCGACGGGCGCCGAGGCTGCGCTACCAGCTCACGCTGCCGTTCCCGCCCAGCGTCAACGACATCTGGCAGTTCACACGCCGCCGGGTCAGCCGGTCCGCCGCCTACATGGCGTGGATCAGGGAGGTCGATGGCTGCGTGCTCGAACAGGCCGGCATCCGCGCCTATCGCCGCACCATCCAGGGCAAGTACCGGCTGCTGCTCGAACTCGACCTGCACCGGTTCAGCGCGGTCGATCAGGACAACTGCATCAAGGCGGTGTCCGACACCCTGCAGCGCAACCGGCTCATCGCCAACGATAAATTCGCGTGGCAGACAAACGTGGTATGGACGGAATTTGACACCTCACACGATGATCGCCCGCTATGCCGCGTCACCGTCGAGGAAGTCCGGGCGTAGTTCATCGTTTCCCCGTTATCCACCGACCAACTGAAACAACAGATAGAATCTTTCTTTTGTTGGCAGGATAACTCGGCTGGGAATTATGGGGACAACCCATGGACATACTAGATGTAGTAGCACGAGAGCACAAAACGGAAGACGTCACACCACATGTGGTAGGTGCCACACTCAACAACCGAACGAAGCCACCCCTTGACCGCAAATTTTCCTGTGGGCTAATCGGACGACCTACTAGATATAGTAGGTATCGCACCGCAGCACACACAAGTCACACTTGACAGCATCATGGCAGACGTCGTTCCACTCGCGCGGAGCACAGCACAGCGAGAAGCCGAGAGACAGGTGTTGCTCGCTGATCTCCGCGAAATCCGCTACAGCCCAGCAATCGACCGCCAACGAGGCGCAGTGTTCGGGTTGAGAACGCTGTCCATCGAAAGCGGCGTATCCTCTTGGACGATCTACCATTTCATCAACACCGGCATCATTAACTGGCGACCGCAGATGAAGCTCGCCGCCGCTCTTAGCAGGTTACGCGAGGAATACGGGTATCAGGCTCCGCGCCCACAGCCCCCCGCGCGGGCGCCCGAGCAGCCGAAAACGTCCGAACCGATCACGAAATACCTTCGCTTCCGGTAACGTTCTAATTTTCGTCCACTCTGTGGTGATAAGCGGACGGCCGAGGGGTGAGTCTGCCTCGGCCTGGTGCCCTGCGCGCGCGGGCCTGCGCAGCCCAAGGGACGCAAAGGGTCGGTTGCGGTGCCCTCCCACCCAGTCCACCCCCAAAAAAACTGTGGATAAGTCTGGAATGAGAGTTATCTCTGTGGCACTAGGACAAGTGCGGTGTCGGTGAGGTTGTTTTCGGTGGTTTTGGTGATGCCTTTCCCCGGAAGTCCGCTTTGGGGTGTGGCCGCAAGCGGGGGCGGAACGAGTTGATAGAGGCGTGCGTTGGTTCCGCGCATGATCGACCTTGTGATTTACATTGCGATTTTGGTGATCGTGGTTTGCTTGGTGTGGTGGCTGCTGACGCAGTTGCCGTTACCGCCGCCGGCTGCGAAGTTCATTCAGATTGCAGTTGTGGTGATTGTTGCGGTGCTGGTGATCGGGCTGTTGCTGTCGCTGGGCGGGCATGTGCCGCTGCATCTGCGCTGACGTTTCACGGGAAACATTTTGCGGCTATGGTTGACCCATGCTGGAGGCGTGAGCGTTATCCCACAGCGCGCGTTGACGGCCGGGCGCTCGCGTGATTGTCTGCGCGTGCGGTCCTTCCTCACCGGATCGCGTTGCGTACATCCCAGCCTTGAGCCGGTTGCTGTCTTCCCCTCCCGGGTCCGGCAACCGGCTTTTTTTCCGCCCGGTTCCGCGCTACGGTTCGCGCATGAAGAACATCGTTCCGCGCTATCGTCCCGGAATGCAGTGGCATGAGCTGGAGCGGATTGCCGATCCGGCGCGACGCTGGCGCTTCATCGAGTGGCTGATCCGCTACTGGCAGCGAAAGACGTTCGCATGAGCCTCGGGGTTTTGCGCACCTGGCAATGCCTGAACCCGCGCTGCGGCGCGGCGTTCGATGCCTGGGAAGCCAATCCGGCGTGTTCGGCCTGCGGCTGCGTGCGGGTGCAGTGGATGCCGGGCGGCGGTCATGTCGGCAAGGTGGCGGGCGGCGTCGATGCCGATTTTCGCGCTCTGGCCGACGGCGCCGGGCTGACCAATCTGCATTCCGCCAAACGCGGCGAGGCGGCCAAGATCATGACCTCGCCGGCGCCATTCGACGGCCGGGCGCAACAGCCGGTGACGTTCGCGCCCGGCTTTGCCGCCGCCGTTCCGCTCGATGTGCCGCGCTGCGTGCCGTCGGCGCAGCCGGTGAACTTCAAGGCCAAAGTCACGGCCGGCAGCGCGCTGGCACCGAACCAGTCGTTCCCGCGCATGTCGAGCAACACCCAGATCGAAGCGCGCCACTCAGGTAAACCATGATCATTCCCGAGCGCGAGCCGGAGAAGTCGGAATACCTCGCCTGGATCGTGAAAACCTGTCTCGACTCAAAGCGGGACCGCAAGGATTTGTACGACCGGCGCCGGCGTTATTTCCTGTACGGCACCGATAGCGATCAAACCGTCACCTACAACCGCATCGATTCGCACCTCGATCTGGTGTCGTCGTTCCTGTTCTCCGGCGACAACGCGCAGTTTTCGCTGTCGGCGCCGCTGAACTCCGACGACGATATGGTCAAGCAGTTCATGGCGGCGGAGGACTGCTTCAATCGCGATTTCCGCGACGCCGGGCTGTTCGACGTGTTCTCCGACGCCATGACCTGGGCGTTGACCTTCGACACCATGATCCTGAAAGCCGGCTGGTCGGACACCCGCAACGAGGCGACCTGCACCATCGTCGAGCCGTGGAAGTTCGGCGTGTTCGGGGAGGAAGTCACCGAGCTCGAGAACCAGCAGGCGTTCGTCCACAGCTACCACATCGACTACGACAACGCGGTGCAGCGGCTGTTGCGCGCCGGCCTTGGCGACAAGATCAAGACCCTGAACGTGGTCAACACCCCGTTCGAATCGCCGTTCCCGGAAATCGTGACCCGCATGATCATTGCCTCGACCGGCGGGCAGGACCTCACCGGCAACGTCACCGGCGCGGTCAATCCGGCCTATATCGGGCGGCCGAGCTACGAGCCCAAGGTTGACCGGCCGATGGTCGGCTTCCACGAACTCACGGTGTGGGACGACGAGTGTGAGGATTACCGGGTGTTTTTCCTGGTCGATCCCGGCATTTGCATCTCGGATTCGAAAAAGACCATCGAGGTGCTGAAAAAGTCCGGCGGTTTCGCGGCGCAGCGGCGCCAGCAGGAGCAGTTCTTCAACACCCAGACCAATCCGTTCCTGCCGAAGGAACACGCCTTCATCCAGATCAGGCCGTACCAAGTCTACGAATATTTCTGGGGAAAAGCCCACATCGAGGCGCTGATCCCGCTGCAGAACTGGTCAAACGAACGACTCGACCAGATTCACGACATCCTGGAGCGGCAAGCCTACCCGCCGCGCGTCGGCTCGGGCTTCCTCGGATTGAGCGATGAAAAGATGGAGGCGTTCGGCGGCGCCGACACCTGGGTGATGGACCAGTTGCCGCAGGCGCAGATCAAGGAACTGTATCCGGAGATGCCGCCCGACATCTTCGCGGACTACGCCCAGATCGGCAACCTGTTCATGGAAGCGTCCGGGCTGACCGAAGTGCTGCAGGGCAAGGGCCAGACCGGCGTGCGCTCGTCCGGTCACGCCAAGGAACTGAAAACCACCGGCGCCGGGCGGATCAAGAAAACCGCGCTGCGGCTGGAAGCGCCGCTGGTGCGCATGGGCGATCTCTATCTCAAGCTCAACATGCGCAACAACAACGAGGAAATAAAGCCGGACCCGAAAGAGGACGGCAAGCCGGGCGACCCGTTCTATTATCACAACCTCGGGCCGGACTACACGCTGCGGATCGCCGGCCATTCGCATTCGCCGCTGTTCACCGACGACACCAAGGAGATGGCGGCGGCGCTGATCAAGGTCGGCGCCATCGATAAGGAGCAGTTCATCCGGCTGCTCAATCCGCCGAACCGCGACAACCTCATCCACTCGCTGCGCACGCGCACGCGCAAGGAAGCGCTGGCCAAGGCGCTCAATCCCGATCACGGCAAGGATCGGCCGAAACCGCGAGCTGTCGGTTGACAACATCACGCCGCGCGCTACGCTGATCGTGACTGGCATCCGCCAGTTGAGCCGGCAATCGCATAACATTGCGTGACCACGGCTCCCACTCGAACGAGAAGGGAAAATACCATGAAGCGCAAGCACAAGCGGGGCAAGCGGCGCAGCCGTCGGTAACCTCCGCACCGGAGATTCTGTCAGGACCCCATCGGCGTGCACGGATGCCGGTGGGGTTTTCATTTGCCCGACACGCACTTGACGGGTTCCGTTAAACGGGAATATCAATTGCAAATGGCGCTTGACGTTCCACCGACTGACGGCGTGCCTCCACCCGGAGGACCGGGTGCTACACCGCCCGGCGCTCCTGCGGTGCCGAAGTCGCCTCTGGGCGGCCCCGGAGGGCCGGGCGGTTCTCCGATGCTCGCACCCGGCGCCGGAGCCGGCAACCAGGCCGCCGCCGTTCAACAGGTCAAGTCGATTCTTCCCGGTCTGCTGCAGGCGGCGATGGCGTGGCCCGCCGGCTCGAAAGAGCAGCAGGCCGTGCTGCGCGCGGTGTCCTCGCTCAATCCGATTTTCGGCAAGGCCGAAGGCCAGAACATGGTTCCGGCCGGCATTGCCTCGCTTGCCGCCGCGGCCAAGGGGGGCGGGCCGCTGTCCGCCGCGCCTCCGCCCGGCATCACCTCCGACACATCCAAGCCCCCGCCCGGCATCGAGTTGCCGCCGGGAGCATAGCGAAGGAAGCGCATCATGAGCGATTATCTCAAGCCGAAAGCGGCGGCCGGCAATCTCGGCAAGCGCCACATGCAGAACGGCATGTTCCGCAATCCGCCGACCTATTCGCAGCTCGGCGGCTTCACCTCGGAACGCAAGCTCACCGACCCGGCCGGCAAGCGCGACTCGATTTCCGGCATGTCGCTCGAGCGCGGCGGCCCGACGGCTCAGAAGGGCAAGCCGATCTGATCGGCTGATCCGTCATGACCGACCCGACACCGCGCAGCCGCCACGGCTTCGATCCCGCCACCGCCTTCGAGCTGGCGGACCTGCTCAAGGAATTGAGCGAGAACAAGGAAACGCGGCGTGACATCGCCCGCGCCATCAAGAAGGCGAAGGGCGATTCGCCGCACGCGGCGGCCTTCAAGGATGTCGAGATCGAGGACAAGTTCGAGGAACTCAAGCAGAAGCAGGAAGAAGAAAGCCTGCGGCGCGAGGGCGAGCGGCTTGTTGCCGAGATGAACGCCAAGCGCAAGCGGCTGCTCGACGGCGACGACGCCGGCCGCAAGTACAGCGAGGACGACATCAAGAAAATCGAGGATCTGATGCAGAAGAAAGGCATCAGGGACTACGACGACGGCGCGACGCTTTACGCCGCGACCTTGCCCCCGTCCGATCCCAAACCCGGCAAGGACGAGTTGCCGCAGCACGGCGCCACCTGGGAATTCCCGCGCTGGGACGAATTCGGCAAGGACCCGGTGAAGGCGAGCCGCAACGAGGCGCACCGCGTCATCGGTGAATTCATGAGGAAGCGCGGCTAGTCGCGCGAGGGAGGCTAAAGTGCCGCAATACGGTTCTGGAATCATTCCGGCGTCAGGCGCCGTCGCAAGCGAACTCACCGCCACCGTCCGCCGCGCATTCATGCCGCGCGTCTACGTGCAGCTCTGGAAGTCGGCGCCGTTGATGGCCGCGCTTCTGTCCAGCGCGCAGGTCGCCTCCGGCGGTCTGTCTCCGATCACCGCGCCGCTGCAGGGCAACCCGATGGTGTCGGGCCAGTGGGTGGATTACTCCGGTTCGTTCGAGCAGCCCGGCGTGACGCCCGGCATCCAGAACGCCGAATTCAACCTCAAGGCGTTCGTGTCCACCATCCCGTTCCTCGGGTTCGAAGGTCTGGTGCAGTTGGATTACTCGGTCGTGCCGCTGATCGAAGCGCGCATGAACGACTCCACCAACGTCACCATCGACACGTTCTCGTCGGCGCTGTTCAACAACGTCGCCAACCAGCAGCAACTGATCGGTCTGCCGGCCGCCATCGACGATGGCACGTTCGCGGCGACCTACGGCGGCATTTCGCGTACGCAGAATTCGTTCTGGCGCTCCACCTACGTCAACAACAACGGCTCGGTGGTGCCGACCCGCAACCTGATGCTGCAGTATATCGCCCAGGTGTCGAAGGTCACCGGCGAAATGCCCTCCATCGGCATCATGGGCTACGGCACATGGACGCTGCTGGCGCAGGACTTCACGTCGCAGGAGCGCTACAACATCACGCCGGGCGATGCGTTCGGCGCCGACAAGAAGGCGGAAGCGCTGTTCCGCGCTCTCGACGTGTCCGGCGTGCCGTTCTACGCCGACCCGTACTGCCCGGAAGGCACGCTGTATCTGATCAACACCAACTATCTTTCGCTCTACCTGCACGAGCGGGCCGCGTTCTCGTTCACCGGGTTCGAATCGACGCTGCCGAACAACCAGTTCGGCTATGTCGGCGCGATCCTGTCGCTGCTTGAGCTTGTCGATGTGAAGTGCAAGGCGCACGGCAAGTTCGACGGCCTGTCCTATCTGAACATCTGAGGGTCCGACCATGGCTCGCATCGGCGGCGCATTTCCCCTTCCGCTGGCACAGGTCCAGGAAGGTGGAGCTTCAATCGAACTGGCCTCCGGTGGGGTGTTTTACCCGCCGTCGGGCGAGTACCTGCTCACGCTCGGCACCGGCTGCGTGGCCCAGTATTGGGACCCGGTGGCGCAGCAGTGGCGCACGTTCTGCCCGGCCGGCTCCGGCTGCTTCGTCAGCTTCGACGGCTACAATTTCCGGCTGCTGAACACCACCGGCATCGTGTCGTCGATGGCGATCACTGGCGCGGGCACGGGCGGCACCAACGGCATCGGCTTCGCGGCCACCGGCGCAGCCGCCGCGATTGCGGCGTCCGACACCACGGGGGGTGCGGGGGCGACGGCTTACGTGATCGTGGGCGGCTCGGTTGCTGCTCCAACGATCACGCAAGCCGGCTCCGGCTTTGTCGTGCCACCGCTGGTGGTCATCGACCCGCCGCCCGCCGGCGGCATCCAGGCCACCGCCATTGCCGCGCTCACGGCAGGCGGCGGCATTGCCTCGATCACGATGGAAAACGTCGGCGCGGGCTATACGGCCTCGCCCAACTTCTGGCTGCTGCCGCAGACCGGCGTGTACCAGGGCGGCACCTCGGGCGGTAACACCCAGGGCGCGATCCCGGCTCCGGGTCTGGTCTATCCCTCGAACGCGGCTCCCGGCAATCAGAATACGTCCTCGTCGGGCGCGCAGCTCACCTCGATTGCGCTCACCGGCTCGGGCACCGTCACCGGCCTCGTCATCGTCAACTCGGGCGGCGGCTACACCTCGGCCTCCCCGACCGTGACCGTGACCGGCCTGTCCGGCTCCCCGACCGCGACCGCGACCGTTGCCACGACCACGCCGGCCGTGTCGATTTCCTTCCTGCAGCCGCGAGTGCAGTAATGAACCCGAACGACAACGACTCGCGCGTGCATTACGTGCGAGTCACCAACGGGCTGGACTTCGACTTCGTGGATCGCTTCGACGGCGTGCCGGTGCGGATTCCGCCCGGCAAGTCGGAGAACATCCCGCCCGACATGGCGTGGCATTTCTTCGCCTACACCCAGGACGCGCAGCGCGCCGAGATGTTCCGCCACACCGCCAAGCGGCACGGCTGGAACACCAAGGAATTCGTGACGCCGGACCCGGCCACCCGCAAGACGCTGGCCGAGACCTACTTCGACAAAATCAAGATCGAGGCGGTGATCTACAAGCTGGTCCCGGCCGAGCCGACCGACCCGCAGGCGCCGGTGCCTGCGGATACAGACGAGACGCCGGCCAAGACCCGCATGGTTCCCAAGCGCGTTGAAGTGACTGTCTGATGAATGCTTCTGTCGGATTACATCACGCAGGTTCAATTCCTGGTCCACGACCAGACGAACGCTGACTTCACGCAATCCGAGCTCGTCAACGCTATCAATAACGCGCGCACCGCCGTCGCGCTCGATTTCCACTGCGTGCGCGACGTGTACCTGTGCCAGTTGCCAGGCCAGCCGCCGGTGGCCGGTCCCTATCGCCCGGTGTCGGTGATCCAGAACCAGGAAGCCTACCAGCTCGCGGGCGGCAATTCGAACAACGGTCAGGTGGTCGGCGCCAACGTCACGGCGGGCGGCTCGGGCTACACCGCCGCCACCACGGTCACGTTCTCGGCCCCGCCCGATGGTGGAGTGCGGGCGCTCGGCTCCCCGATCATCACCTCCGGCGTGCTCACCGGCATCAACGTCACCACCTGGGGAACCGGCTACGTGCCGTCGCTGCCGGGCAGCGCGACGGTCCCGACCGTGACTATTGCCGACACCGGCGGAGGTACCGGCGCTGCGGCCACCGCCACCATGTTCAACAACGTGATGAACGTGATCTCGATTTCAAACCTGTGGGCAAACCAGCGCTATATGCTGCGGTTCCGTGGCTTCACGCTGTTCCAGGCATACATGCGCTCGCAACTGTTCTTCACCGAGCGCCCGCTGATCTGGACCATCCACGAACAGTCGAACATTGTCCTGATCCAGCCGCCGCCCGACCAGGCATATCAGACCGAATGGGACGTGCTGTCGCTGCCGCTGCCGTTGACCAATCCCGGCGATGTGGACACCCAGGTCACGATGCCGTGGGCGGACGCGGTACAATATTGGGCGGCGTATCTCTGCCTGATGAAGCTGCAGAACTTCGAGCAGGCCGGCGCGCTGCTCAAGCTGTACGAGGCTCGGGTGCCGCGCGTCATCATCGGCGCCGGCGGCGTTCGCATCCCGAATCCCTATAACAGATCGTTCCAGCGTCGCGTCTTGAGGGGCTAGGCGATGGCCGCTCCCGGCGCACAGCAACGGTCCGCCTCCAAGTTCATCGTTTTCGAGAACTTCGAAAAGATGGACACCGCCGGCTCGCGCGAAGGCCTGCCCGAAAAAGCGCTGGCGTGGCAGGAAAACCTGCAGTTGATCGCGCCGAACAAGCTGGTCACGGTTCCGGCCGTCGCAGCGTCCGCGCTGGCCACGCTGTCCGCCACCGTGATGTGGCTCGACTTCGCGTCGCTGTCGGAGGTGGACTACCTGATCGCGTTCACCACCGACGGCGCCGGCTACGGCATCAAGCTGTCGGATGGCAGTGTCAACAATTTCGCCCCGCCGGGAACCTTCACCGACGCCGACATGACGGTCTGGCAGGCCGAGCGCATCCTGATCGAGGACCCGAACCTGGGTTATGCGACCTGGGATGGATCGGTGTTTGTCAAGCCAGGAGGGGTGTCTCCGAATTTCACCATCACCGCCGCCGGCTCCGGCTACTCGACGCCACCGTTCGTCTCGATCACCGGCGGATCGGGCACCGGCGCGACCGCTTCGGCGCAGATCGCGGGCGGCGTTGTCATCGGCATCACGTTGTTGACGCCGGGCACCGGCTATGCGGCTGACGACGTGCTGACTGTCACCATCATCGGGCTGGGCGGAACCGGCGCCACCGGCCACGTCACCATGACCGGCTTCGATGTGAGCAGCGTCACCATCGCCAATGCCGGCAACTTTGCCTCGCCGGCGCCCGGAACCTACGCGCTCAGCTTCTCCGGGGGCGGCGGCTCGGGCGCGGCCGGCACGGCGACTGTCATTGCCGGGGGCAATCTCGGCAACACGGTGTCGGCGGTGACCCTGACCTCGGGCGGCTCGGGCTATACCGGCGTTCCCACGGTCACGCTGTCCACCAGCGGCGGTACGTCGGCGCCCGCCTTTAATGCGTTTCTGGGCACTCAACAGGTCGCGACCATCGTTCTGGACTTCGGCGGCACCGGCTACACCACCTTGCCGACCGTCACCATCTCCGGGGGCGGCGCGGACGCGGTGCAGGCGACGGCGCACGCCACCATCGCGGCCGGCGCGGTGACAAGCCTGATCCTCGATACGGTCGGCTCCGGCTATACCGGCACGCCGACCGTGGCCATCGGCGGCGGCTCCGGGGCGACCGCGACGGCGCGGGTGTGGCCGCAAATCCCGGCGGGCGCGACCATCGCGGTATTCCAGGGCCGGGTCTGGATCGGCGGCGGCGGCGGGGTTACGGCACCTCTGCTGCAATGGAGCGGCACGCTCGGCTATGACGACTTCGCTGCGGCCAATGCGGCGGGATCGCTCGACATCACCGACGCCGACCTGACGCACGCCATCACGACGCTGCGCGCGTACAACAATTACCTGTTCATTCTGGGCGACGAGTCGGTCAAACAGATCGGAAACATCTCGATCAACTCGGCGGGCGACGTGACGCTGTTCACGATCCTCACACTGTCGTCGGACCAGGGCACGATCTATCGAAACTCCTGCGTGTCGTTCAATCGCGTGACTTTGTTCTGCAACAAGAGCGGCATTTACGCGGTGTACGGATCGAGCGTGCAGAAGGTGTCGTCGGAACTCGACGGCATTTTCCCCAACATCGACTTTTCGCAGGAGCCACAGGCCGCGATCATCGACCTCAACGGCATTCACAACGTCGGGTTTCTGGTGCGTTACGCCGATCCGTTCACCGGGACGACGCGCTCGATCATTCTGGCGTTCGACGGCAAGCGCTGGTTCGTGATCGTGCAGGGCGAATCGCTCAAGGCGATTGCAACGACATCAACGCTTGCAAGCGGCGCGCATCAGATTTACGGCTCGTCCGGCTCCGACATCACGCAGCTTTTGTCGAACACCGGCACCGCCGTTTCGTTCCGGCTGCAAACCGCGCTCAGCCATCACGGCAACGCGATACAGAACAAGAAGATGATTCGCGCAGGCTTTGCCTACCAGTTGGCGAGCGGCACCGCGACCATCGTCCAGAAAGTGGAAACCGAGCAATCGAGCCGCAGCAATACCCGCGCGATCAAGTCCGGTTTCCATCTGCTGGGCTATGCCGACGGCGTGGACCTGTCCGGGATTTTCCTCGGCCAGACCCTAACCGGCACCATGAAGGGTCTGACCCTGACGCTCGCCGCCGTCGAGTACCAGGAAAACGCGCTCTGGCCGCAGAAGTGAGCCAAAAATGATCAACTTTCAACCCGATACCTGCACGTTCAGCGACCAGACCGGGTACGGAATGTGGGACGACGGCCACGCCCGCGAGCATACGCAGTTTGTGACCTCGCTGGCGGCCAAAAGCCCGGCGGTTTTGATCTCGGACTACAACCTGTTATCCTTCCTGTCGGCTCCAAAATCGGCGCGATCCGCCATGTTGCAGTCGCACTATGACGCCCACAAGCTGTTGCGCGAGCAGGCCAGCATTACCGGCGTTGACCTGTCGGCGGTTGACCTCGACAAGGAGGAAGATTTTTATCTCTGGCTGGGCTGGCACGCGGCCGAGCACCAGCAAATCCGGGACTATCTGGGGATCGCGTGATGTTCGGAGATTTTGACAAGGCATTCAACATTCCGGCGATGGATACCGGCGCCGCGCCCGCGATTGCCGCCAACCCGCCGACACCGGCGCCTGTCGCATCGGTCCCCGCCACGCCGATTGCATCGTCGGTGCCGCCAGCCGGTGCCGCGCCCGCGTCCGGTGGAGCGCCAGCACCGGCCGGGCTTGCTACATCGCCCCTCGCACCGAAGGCATTCTGATGTCAACGCTGTCGAGCCTGTTCAAGAAAGACCCGCTGCCGGCCGAATATGGCCAGATCAGCAGCATCGGCACCGGCCTGTCGTCGTCGGCCGATTCGCTGCGCAGTTACGGGACCGACCTCACCAAGCTCGGTCAGTCCGAACTCGATCTCGCCTATCAGGACAAGCTCACGCCGTCGCAGCAATCTAAGGTGGACGCCACAAAGACCGGGCTGACCAATCAGGCGCGGCAGATGTACTACAACATGGGCCGCACGCCGGATAAGGACACGTCATTCATCTCGACCACTGCCGACATTGATTCGAAGGTGTCGGCCATGTCGGAGGACTACATCCAGTCCACGATCAAGCTCGGGCTGGGCGAACTGGCGGCGGGCGCGAGCCTGTTCAGCAGCGCGACCAGCGCGGACAGCGCGGCGACCACCGCGCTCAGCGACACCGGCAAGGCGCAGCTTGACGCCGACAAGGACTACAAAAAGACGCTCACCGACACGTTCAACTCGCTGTTCAAGCTGTTCGGCACTGCGACCGGAACCGGCGGCATCAAGTCGCTGCTCGGTGGGACATCCACGGCTGCGGCGACTGACTCCACCGGGGCCGCATTGACGGCAACAGAGGAAGGCACATCGGCGGCGATTGACGACCTCGCCGCCGCCGGATTGCCGCTGTCACTCATATGACCGACACCTATCAGCCGACCGAAGCACCTGCGCCTCCCGCCCCGCCGCCTCCGCAGCAGGACGCGCCCGCGCAAAGCTCGCCGTTCGACGCGGCGTTGACCGGGCTGGAGCGCTCGATTGCGAACGAGCAGCGCATCCAGCAGCAGAAGGAATCCGCGCTCGCGCCGAAATATGCCGCGCTGCAAAGCTCGCTGTCCGCTCCGATCCCACAGCCGCCGCAACCGCAGAGGATGCCGGAAGCGCCAAAACCTCCCGGACCGGAACAGGCGCTATTCGGATTCGCAACCGCCATGCTTCTGCTCGGCGCGCTGTCGAGCAAATACACCCGCATGTCGTCGGGCGCGGCGCTGTCGTCGTTCAACGGCGCGCTGCAGGGCTGGCAGGCGGGAAACCTGCAAGCCTACGAGGAAAAATCCAAGGAGTGGGAGGCCAACACCAAGGCCACCATCCAGAACAACAAGCAGGAGACCGATCAATACAAGCAGATCATGGAAAACCGGAAGCTGAACATCGACCAGCAGATGGACCAGATCAAAATGACGGCGGCGCAGTATCAGGACAAGATGATGTTCGAGGCTGCGAACGCGAAGAATTACACGCTGGTCGCGCAAATCTGGGAGAAGAAAAACGAGGCCGGCGCGAAGCTGCAATTGCAGTCTCAGAAGCTGCTCGATGATCGTGAAAAGCAGAAACAGAAAAACGAGCAGACCGCGCAATATTGGCTTTCCCCGGAAGGCCAGCAGCGGCTTGCGTTGCCCGAAGGCCAGCCCGGCGCGCTCACCGAGCAGCAGAAGGCTGGCGTCGGGCAGCTGATCCAGGTGTACGGGTCGAAAGGCCAAGGCACGCAGACGCCGGAAAAGATCGCGCTGCAGCGGTTCCTTGAAGAACATCCGAACGCGACGGCGGAAGAAATCCAGAAATTCCGCAACCAGGGCAAGCAGCCGCGCTCGGCCCAAGGCATGTCGCTCGCGCGCTATCTGGAGGAAAATCCGAACGCCACGTCCGAGGACATCCAGAAATTCACCGCGCGACAGGCGGGCTTGAGCGCGGAGGAACGCACGGGCGGCACGACTGCGGCCAATCTGGACATCATCATGCGCAACGCTCACGCCGCGATTCCCATGGCAATCGAGGCTTCAAAGAAGGTCCCGCGCGGCACTTGGGTTCCTATCAACGAGCTTGTCCAGAAAGCCGAAACACAAGTCAGCAATCCCGAACTCAAGGAATTCCGGCTTGCCAATCTGCAACTCGCGGAGTTGTGGGCACGCGCGATGAACCCACGCGGTGTGATGCGCGAATCGGATCGTGAACTTGCGCTCGGTATGTTGAGCACCGCCGACAGCCCGCAGACTTACGAACGCGTGGTGCATCAACTGGAAAACTTCCTGCAGCGCGAGCGTCGCGCGGTTCAAGAATTCCGCCAGCACATCGAGCCGGGCCAGCCGTTCAAGCCAACGGCTGAATCTCCCACCACAAGTCAGCCGTCGCAGATCATCAAGTATGATGCTCAAGGGAACCGGATTCCGTGACCATCACGGCACAAAGCGCGGACGGGGCGACACACGAATTCCCGGACGATACTGCGCCGGACGTTATTGATCGCGTCATGAAAAGCTATGCGACATCGCCGGAGGGTGATGGAGCGTTGACGCGGTTTGCAAAGGGTATTCCGGCGGGCTTGGTTAAAGGTCTGGGCGAGGGCGTCGAGGCTGTCGGAGCATTTGCACGACGCGCAACCGCGCTCCCAAACCTTGGGCCGCCGATTGAGATATTGCCCGATATTTCCCCGGCCGTGCAAAAGGCCGAAAAGCCCGTCCTTGAGGCGCTTCCAAAGCCCGAGGGCGTGGCCGGTCAATTCGGTCAGACTACTGGCGAGTTTGTCGGAAACCCTCTGAGCTATCTCGGACCCGGTGGCGTTGCCGGGAAAGCTCTGATGGCGGGCGCGGCCGGGCTTGGATCGGAGGCTGCGGGGCAAGTTGCGCAAGGAACCAGGTTCGAACCGGCCGCACGGGTTGCTGGTGCGGTGATCGGTGGGGCGGGCGCGGCAAAGGCGGCCGATGTGACGCGGGCGGTGACTTCACCGAACGTGCAGGCTGGCGCCGATATTGCCCGCGCGATCAGTCGGGACGAAACGACCGCCGACGAGTTGATGAAAAAACTTCAAGAGGTCCGAAAAATACGGCCGGATGCGACACTTGCGGATGTCGGGGGAGAGAACGTGCGCGGCATTGTCGAGCGAGTCGCGCAAACTCCAGGCGCGGGACGCACGATCATCAACCCCGCCCTGACAGAACGTCAGCAATCCCAAATGGGCCGAATTTCGAAAGACCTGACGGACTTGACCGGAAACAACAAGACGGCCGTTCAGGCAATTAATGAAACGATGGACGCCCGGAAGGTCGCCGCAACCCCATTGTATGACCGCGCGATGAATTTCAACGCGAGACAGAGCCCTGAAATTCTTGCGGCGTGGGAGGCGGAAACTTCGCAGGGTTGGGGCAAGCAAATTCTAGAAAGCCCGGATTTCAAACGCTCTCTGCAAACCGAGTACGGCATCACCGACCCGACGAACGCTCCGTTTATGCGCGTCATTGACGCATGGAAAAAGGAGGCGGACGGCCTGGTTGGCGAGGCGGTGCGAAGCGGAAACAACAACCGCGCCCGTGTTATTGGCGAAATGCGCGACCGGGTTGTTGCCGCTGTGGACAAGGCTAATCCCGCCTACCAACAAGCACGTGCGGCGTGGGCCGGTCCATCAAGCTACATGGATGCCATCGAGGATGGCAGAAATATTCTCTCGAACAAGATCAGTGCGGACGAGGTAAAATCAACCATCGCCGGTATGAGTGCGGCCGACCAAGAGGCGTACCGAATTGGTGCGCTATCCGCGATTCGCGGGAAAATGGGCAATGACCCAGCAAAGATGGCCGACCTCACCAAGTATTTGCGCTCTCCCGAGGTCAAGGCCAAGGTTGCGGCGATCATGCCCACTCCGCAGGCAGCACAAAGCTGGCTGCAGCGGCTGGAATATGAGGTGGGATCGTCGGAACTTGCGGGCCGCTCGCTTGGAAACAGCGCCACTTATCGGCGGCTGGCCGAGCGACAGGATGCGGATGGGGTGATGGGCGATCTGGTCATGGACGCGCTATCTCACGGCGCAGCCGGGAGTGTGTGGCGGTGGTTTATGACCGTGCCCACCAAAGTCAAAGACACTCTGCGATCTCGATCTGACAAGGCGCTGGCAAGCACGTTGATGGAGCCGCAGTCCATTGGCGATCTGGCCAAAACCCTTGGAAAAGCCAGCGGGCCATCTACCGCCAGCGCTTCGGCGCTTCGGGCAGGAGGCGCGGCGGCGAGCGCCCTTGCCGAACCGTTGCAGTAACGCTAATCTTGCGCCAAACATGAGCAAATCGGCGGAAGATACTGAGGAAACAGACTTTATGGCCGTCCTTGAGAAGGGTGTCCGCGACGTGCTCGGCAACCGCAAGGCCAGCCCGACCGACAAGCTCGCCGCCGTCAACGCAGGCGCGAAGCTGTTGGCGATCAAACACAAAATCACCGGCGGCGACGAGGACAGCTTTTTCAAATGAGCGAGCAGCCCACAGTCACGCGCCTTTTCACGGGTCCTGGCATCGACGTTCCGGCCGGTCCCGCTCCCGAACAGATCACGCGCGACTACGTGGCCATGGCGCGCACCATCGCGTCCATCTGCGCCACCCGGATTCTGCTGCTGCTCGCGGTCATCACCGGGGCCGGAATATGGTCCTACACCATCTGGGACCCGACGCGTGATCGGCTGTTCGCCGCCGTTGCGTTCTCGCTGGTGTTCGTGCTGCCGCATGTCATCCTCTACTGGAAACGGGGCTAGGAGATAATCATGAAGCGCATCGTTCTGCCGACGCTGGTTGCTGCCGCGATTGCCGCCGCGACCGCGTATATTCCGCCGTCGTTCGGTCAAGGCACCACGGCCATCCGCCCGGTCGTGACCACGAAGACGTTGACACTCACCACGGCTTCGCTGCTGGTCGCGACCAATGGGTCGAGGCGATCGATCCGCATCTGCAACACCGGCGCCACGAATGCGATCTGGGTCTGGGCAGGTCCCGCGTCTCCGGTCCTGAGTGACTACATTCTGGCGCCGGTCACCTCCAATGCCATCGCGTGCTACACGCCGCCGACGGCGATCACCAACGACGCCAGCCAGCAGTACAGCGCTCAGGCGGTCGGCTCCGGCGGCTCCACCGTCTCGATTGAGGAATGGTAGGCGTGCGGTGCTCCGGCTGGTGGGATTTGTTTCGACGGGTCTTTACTGGCCGGGCATTTCAGGCGCGGCGACGACGCCTCGATGGGCCGCGCTGTTCCTCATCGTTCCGTGGCTCATCGCCGGCCCTTCGCCGCTTGCTGCCACGCATCTATGGGGCCTAGGATTTGCCGGCGTCGCGGCACTGTCGCTGCTGTGGACGCCGGACCTGTCCGAGGGCATCAACCAGCTTTTCATCGTCGGGCTGTGGGCCTCGCTGTTCCTGCTGGGGCGCGAGCATCACGACATCCGGCCATTCTACACCGGCGCGATTGTCGGCCTGGTGCTGTCATCCGTCGTCGCCATCATCCAGTATTTCGGCTGGCATCCCGTGGCCGACCGATTTCCCGGCGCGCTCCCGAGCGGTCTGTTTGTTAACGGGAATTACATGGCCGAGGCCGCCGCGCTTCTGCTGATCGTGGCCGTCATTGAAGGCTGGTGGGAATCGTGGTTTGCGCTGGTGCCGGCGCTGCTGCTGCCGCACGCGCGAGGCGCCATTGTCGCGTTCGTTCTGGCCATGGTGCTGTATCTGCGTAAGCAAGCCTATCTGGCTGTGCCGCTGGCGTTCCTGCTGATTTGCGCGCTGATCGGATTTGTCTACCGGATGGACGCTTCCAGCAGCGAGCGCTTGCAAATCTGGCAATCGACGTGGAACGGGCTGACGATCTTCGGTCACGGCTTTGGCTCGTTCTGGTCCACCTATCCGGCCTATGATCTGCGTCCCGGCGCGATCATGAACCCGGAATTCGCCCACAATGAATTCCTGCATGTGGCGTTCGAGCTCGGCATTCCGGGGCTGCTGTGCCTGCTGGCGTTCATGGTGTCACTCGTCGGCCCGTTGACGACGGATCGAATCGTTCTGATCGCCCTAGCCGTGGAGAGCTTCTTTGCCTTCCCCCTGCATCTACCGGCCACTGCCGCAATCGCGTTCCTGGTGTCGGGCCATGCTTTGCGGGATCGGTATCTATTACGCAGCCTCAACCCTTTCCGCCGACGTGATAGCGTCAATGGGGTGGAGGTTCGGGTCGCTGGAGCTGGTCCGACTGTCTACGACACTTTACCCGTTCGGCCATCGACAGGCCGAATTGAGGGCGCTGGTTGACGGAATTCGGGAGTTGAAAAAATGAGGAAAATCACCTTCGTCGCGGCGGCCATTCTCACCGCGATCTCGACCGCAGCGCTGGCGCAGCTCGCAAGCCCGGTTGGCTATCTCAGCGCGGCCAGCACAAATTCAACGCTGGTGAAGGCCGGGCCGGGGCAGGTCGCGGGCTTTGTGATCGTGAACACCAACGCGACGGTCTATTACTTCAAATTCTACGACAAGGCGACGGCGCCGACGTGCGGGACCGATACGCCGAAATGGCGCATTCCGATCCCGGCGAGCACCAGCGGGGCGGGCTTTGCGGTGTCGTTCCCGGTCACGATCAACTTCATCAACGGCATCGGCTTCTGCATCACGTCGGGCATCGCGGACAACGACACCGGCAACGCGGCCACCGGGATCACGGTGAATCTCGGGGTGAAGTAATGCTGTCGAGGGGGCGCATTCTTCGGCCGGTGCGACCCGGCGACTGGCGAGGCCCGCACAAGACGCTGTTTCGACTGACGGCTCGCCTCGACGACGGGCTGATCCGGTGGCGGGGCTGGTTCGAGGATCGCGACGACGCCGACGAATTTCTGTATGAGCTGATCCGCTATCGGATGAACGGCCAGCCCATCGCGCCCGACGTGGCGCGGCTGCCGAACCCGGTCTGGTTTCCCGATTTCAACGAGGGGTTGGACCTCCGATACGACTTCGCATCGGTCACCTACATCACCAGCGGATCGACTTTCGTGGTGCCGACGGACTGGGACGCGGCGGCGAACTCGATCCAGTGCATCGGACCGGGCGGCGGTGGCGGTAACGCGACCGTGGCCGGTTCCGGGGGCGGATCGGGCGGCGGTGGCGGGGCCTGGGCGCAAAGCATAAACCTGCCGCTGG